TTATTCTTGAGTAACACTTAAACTCATCTCATTGAATGCAGCCATCCTGTAACCTGCCGGTGTAACACCAAAATAACTCCTGAATACGCTGATAAAATAAGATGTAAAATTATAACCACACTGAGCAGCGATTCTGTTGATGGCGCAACGAGATTGATTCAACAGCATTGCTGCCATTCTCATTCTCTCTGTAAGCAACAACTCACTGAAACAGGTGCCTTCTTCTTTCAGTCTTTTTTTTAACAAACTTTCACTGATACATAACCGCGAAGACACATCTCTCAGAGTCCAGTTTGCTGCAATGTCCGTACGAAACAATGCACTAAGCCTGTCACTAATATTGCCAATACACGCGGTCAGAAACGACGAAAACATTTTCTCTGATGAGAAAAACGCCAGACACGAAAAGGAAAGCATTTCCGCTAAATTGTCCGTATGAATCTTTTCCTCACAAAGATAATCAATCAGGATGCCCATCAATTCTGCCTTGGGAAAACTCACGCAAAGATATCGTGGTATTTGCCGGACTAAAACTACATCCTGTTTTTCGTCTCCACACAACAGGTAACGGATAATTGTCGATTCACTGAGACTTATTCGCCGAAAACATTCCGAAAAGGGCAATAACGATCCAGCTCCCCCCCTGACAAGAAGTGCACTACCACTTTCCAGAGAGAGCTCTTTTCCTTCAAAGAGCACAACAAACGGGGAATGAACAAAAACAACAGAACAAGCTTCATTCATATCAATTGCCCTGACATTACTGGTCACAAGATAAGTATATATCGATTTACAAAAATACAAGCCGAAAGACCAGTATTCGCAACCACCAGCGCGTTTAACGTCCTGTACCGTTTTTCAGGCATAAAAAAACCCGCTCAGTGGCGGGTTTAAGCTGTTTGGCGTAGTAACCACTCTTAACAGGATATTCAACTTTTTACGATCGTAAAGCGTTCGGGGAAAATTTTTAAAACCGTTCCAGAGTGCATACCATCGCATCGGCGGGTAGTTTTTCCGTGAAGTCGACCTGACCGTGTTTATCGAAGTGGATCAGTAATGCGCATCCATCATTTTGGGTTGGGGTGTTTTGTGCTGCTGGTGGTTGTTTTTGGCTGAAATAACAGTCTTCCAGTTTTTCGAACACTTCCCACGCCTGATCGGTTTCCAGCATTTTGGCGTGACGGGCTGCTCCGCGTTCTGTCCAGAGGATGAGGTGCTTTGTACGCGGTGCAACTAAGTTACTTTGAGTAACCTTGTTCTTAAATTCCCGCAACTCAGCCCCTTCCAATTTGAAGTAGTGTTTCCCACAAACAAAACGCTCGGCATTGCGTGTATAGTTCACTTTGATGTTATTAGTTTCGGTGCCATAAAGTTGTGCCAAAAGCTCGGTAGTAATGACAGGGATTTGGTTATGGGTGATCGGGGAAAGAGTTTCAACTGAGATTTGAATAGCCATAGGATGATCCTTTTTCTATGTGAATCATCACCACTGCTGACGCCAATCAGTATGGTGGTGAACTGTGCAGGGTTGGCGTAACCGGGAAAAAGGAACCGGCGCGGATCGCTCCGCCCCCACACAGCCCACCATTGAGATGTGACAGTGCAAACGACAACAAAAAAGACGCTGGCGCGTCTGTTGTCGCCTTTTTCATCCGGGACGCCAATCCCGACGCCAGATTTTGCTGGCGCGTGAGGAATATAGCCCCGGACAATGTGTCTGGTCAAGCTCCTACATGATTCGTTCTACGTATCTGTCCATCTCTAGTCGGATATCAAGCATCATCAACATGCCATCAATAACCCCTTCCGCTTTCTGCAGGCGCTTGCCAATACAGGTATCCGAACACCCATGCTTTCGTGCCAACCCCATAAAAGTCATTCCACCTACGTAATAATCCACCAACAAATCGTGCAAATCCTGATTTTTCTTGTTCAACCGGGCCATACAGCCACAAATTATCATTGCATCATCATCAGAACACTGAGGGCGTGATTTCACTTTCGGCGGGATTAATCCTTTAAAACCAGCAGCGATTGACGCCCATGACACATCTTCGTGATTGTTCGCAGCCCATGATCCCCACCGCTCCATAACCTGCTGAATATCACGCACCATCGTTATCACCTGTAATTTCGTAAATCTTCACGCCCAACCGCCCACCAGGAACAGGCAGTCCGCGCACAATATTGATTTCATCAAACTGCTCGTCGTCTATAAGTAGTCCGGCATGCGTCAGCGCATCCAGTGGTGCTTTCAGAATATTGTCCAGGTCACGACGGCGCTTATCCGGCGGCTCTGCAATAATTTTTATTGCCAGCCTTCCGGACAGGTTTAATTTCAGTCGCTGCTGGCGAACAATAAGCGCCACATCCCGGCGATAACGCTCCCCTGCTTTTGATACAAAATATGTGCTGCCACGACGACGCCAGTAGGTGTTCACCGTCGGTGGGTAAGGTAAAACACACTCTAAGCGCATCAACGCAGTACCCCCTGCACCAATTTTTCAAATTTTCCAACTTTTGTTTCCAGCTCTGCCACACAATCCACCAGCTCATCCACCGCTTTTTGTGCGCGGTGTTTTGCCTGCATCAGTTCTCTGAGCGCGGGTACCATATCCCGACGAATGGCATCTTTTGTTACGCCTGATTTTTCCAGTTGTTCCGCCTGTCGCAGCATTTCCTGCGCCTGTTTGCGTAATTGTTCAGGGGTAAAAGTCATTGTCTGGTTGTTCAAAAGAAACGCTCCATCTTACTGCTGTCAGTTCGTTTGTTGCTGTATCTGCGCGGCTGTGGCTGCTGCATTGGAAGAGTCCTGTGCGCTCCCCTGAAAGTTGAAATGTTTTAGCGATGCCTCAAGTCTCATTGTTCGCACTCTCCAACCAGATTAAGAATGACTGCCGCCCCGTTGTCTTCCATGTATTCGTCCTTTCCGCTTGCCAGAAACCAGCGGCACACCTCCACAGCTTCAGCGCGTGTCACCGGTTTGATGGTTGCCAGTAATTTTTCCAGGTATCGCTCACGGTCGTATACAGACTCATGGTGTTCGGAATAACCAAAGTCGTAGCCGAGTTCCTGGCCAGCAGTACGGCGAACGTTGTAAAGCCAGTCCCAGTAAACAAATTCACGAACAACATCTGACAGTGTATGAGGCTCTGGCAGAACGTCACGATAGCCATCAACATATGCGCGACGCTGATCATCAATTTCATTCATACGACTGCCGTTAATGCTTCCGTCTCTCTTTTCGTCTGCGGTCCAGCCCCACAGGTAATCATCAGTAAATTTTTGGGAAGACCTGATCACTCGCTCGGCCTCTACGTCCTCCATCGCAGCCTCATAGCTGCCGAACGTAGCGCGAACATCAGCAGCTTTCTTGATGTTCTTACGCGCATTTTCAATGGCTCTCGCTGGATTATCCATACCGATAGTACCGAAAGCTGCCTGGAAAGGATCACAGCCATTCGCCAGCAGATAACGGGAATACCGCTCCTCGGCCTCTTTTGGAGAGATTTTAATTTTCTCCAGCGCTGCTTCTGCAGCGTCCAGATGTGCCGGTTCGTTCAGGCGGATGACCTCCAGTACCCACAGATAGGCATCGGTCTGTTTATGCCCGGTGATTCTCTGTTGCTCAGGCAGAGGCTTGATGTTTGCCAGGGCGGAGCTATGCGCTGCCGTCGGGATGGTGAATAGTGCTTTATGTTCGTTGTTATCTGTACGCATTACGCAGTCGCCTTTTTCTTGTAGAAAACCAGCTCACGAACCTGATCGCCGTTCATGAGCATGTTGTTAAAATCATCGTGATCGGGCCAGTACACGCTCACGCGCTGCAGGTCATTCTTTGCCAGCAGATTGGCATGAGCGCATTCATAGGCCGCTGCCAATCCGGTGGCACTGTTTTCGTCACGGTCAGCAAAAATAATCAGGTGCTTAACGCCAGCCGGAACACGAAATTTCTTCATGAAGTTAGCCGTCATAGTTGCCCAGGTGTTTACGTTGTAAATCTGGTGCGCTGACAGAGCCGTTTCGATGCCTTCGGCGATGCCAAGTGTGCTGGCTACCGGGAACATCCGGATCGCTACTGAACGGGCGTGATCAAGATAGTTATCTTCCTGCAGGGATTTTTGGCGCTTTGCACTGGCACCGATATCTGCTTTTTTGGGGCCATCGAGTAATGTCTGATGCAGATAGCACAGTTCCCCTTTATCATCGGTGGCGAGGGAATAAAGCGACTGATACACCCTCCCGGCATGGCGCTGCTTATCGTTGAAACGGATCGCTTCAAGCGGCAGACTGAAAATGCCGCGCGCATTGAGATACGCAGCACCAGAAGTGCCACGTAACGGCTGCAGCTTCGCGAACTTATTCAGAACCTTTGTACGCAGGCTGGTAGCGCTGCTGCTGACCGGGATTTTTACACGCTGAAAATCATTACCGATCAGGTGGTCTATTTCCCTACAAACCTCATTGAATGGTTTTCCCTGTGTCAGGGTGACAAGCTTCATACCGTCACCGCTGCCGCAAGTACAAATCCACGTTCCACGCCCGTCACGGTCATCAATTCGCAACTTTCCGCGCGCACCGCATACAGGGCATTCTCCTTTATAGTGATTTTTTCCAGTTATCGGTGGCAGACCAAAATGCTCTAAAATTTCAGGCCAGCGGCCTTTCGCAGCATCTACTGTTTTCATAAAACTCACACCACTACATTTTTCTGAAGTTGCTGTTTGGCGTTGATAATTGCCTTAGTCGGGCAGTTCTCAGGGAGCTCGTAAATTGCGGCACAACCTAGCGGCAATGCGCCTGCATGATGAGATTCTGTCTGTGGTTGAGGGGGGCGTTTTTGCCCTTTCGCAAACCTGATGAGTTTGTATCTGATGTAGTTGCTTACCTCCGGGGTAATTTCCATCGGGAAATCACTCAGGTTATCCGGCCATTCGCCGAACTTCTCCCGGAAAATGTGAGCGCACCAGCCATCACTAACGGGCTTTTTCCCCTGCGATACGCGCTGGCGCTGATAAAATTTGATCTGGCTCCACCAAGCCTGTTTCTCTGCCTTTGTCGATAGATGCTGATTTTTACCCAGCTTTTTAAGTTTGCGCCCGGTATCGGTATCGACATCCTCACCACCCAACGGCTTATGCCCGCATTTCGGGCAGACGTAGACACCAGCGGGTTTCATGTAGTGGCATTGAGAACATTCATGGGGGAGTTTTTCGGCCCGCTCCTCAGCTGCACGGCGCGCACTTTCCTCCATGCCATCAGACTTACCGGGGAGATCGTCATACTCGATAGAATCCGGGTAACCGAGGCGGTGTACGGTGCCACTGTGATCGAATATGAGACAAGATTCTTTACCCGGCGCTGTGCGCAGGCCGCGCCCAATCGCCTGCAGCCAGCGAATTTCACTTTTTGTTGGCCTGGCGTAGATGATGCAACGAACGTCACTATCGAAGCCAGCCACCAGAACGCCCACACTAACGATGATTTTCGTTGCACCAGTTTCAAAGCGGTGAATGATGGTCTGACGCTCATCCACTGGCGTGTTGGCGGTCATGACCTCAGCGTTAATGCCAGCCTGGTTAAACTGGATTGTCAGAAAATTAGCATGGGCTACGTTGACGCAGAACGCGATTGTCGGCAGATCCCGGCCATTCTCCAGCCAGTTCTGTACGATGTCGCCCACCAGCGTAGAGCCGCACATGATTTCAGCCAGTTGAGCTTCGTTATAATCGTTGCCGTACTCAAGTGAAGACTTGGTTTTTACGCCTTTCAGATCCGGCTTTGTTGGCGCATAAAATTCGTATTTACTCAGATCGCCACGCTGGATTAACTCGCCGATGGTGGTCGGTTTAATTAGTCGGTCATAGTATTTGCCCAGGAACGGGGAAAACGGAGTACCCGACAGGCCAATCACCTTTACGCCTTTGCCGCGCAGACGTTCGATATCCTTCAGGATGCGTTTTTTACGCAGGTGTGCTTCGTCGATAATCAGCAGATCAATATTTTCAGGAAAAACACGACGAATAAGCGTGTCGGCGCTGGCAATCTGAATTTTCCGGTCCGGATCGTAGTTCGGGTGATCCGCCCAGATATAACCGATTTCATCCTCCGGTAACCCGTACTCCACGAAGCGATTAGCCGTCTGACCAATCAGGATAGTGTACGGTGCACAAAACAGAACGCGCATACCACGGCTGACAAACCCTGCAACGATGAAAGCGGCCAAACCGGTTTTACCGCTACCAGTTGGCGAATACACCATGAAGGTGTCATTTGCCTTCCAGTCACGACGCAACATGTTTAACGCTCGTTCCTGTGCAAAATTCGGCGTGATCGTCAGCTCCATTGTTTTGCTCCAGTGCTGATGAGATAATAATTTTGTGATGTGGTTTTCATGGATTCCCCCTCACATGGCTGGTGGCCTCCCCAAAGGCTGCCAGCCTCCCTTCAGATTCAGTTCCCCTGAAAAACACTCTTCCAGGAAGAACCCTTTTTCGTTTCTCAGCGCCTGAGCGCCTTGTACTATCTTGCTGATACAGGCGTTTTTTTAAATTGCGCCCTTAAGACAGTGATCTACTTAACCAATGGCTCTCTCCTGTTGGAAAAGTCCCTATTCCTACCCCTGCACCCAATCCCCCCCCTCCCCCCTTTCCCTCTTCCCCATAAAAACGTACTACTTACCTAGTACGCATGAGGAATTGGGTCAGTTGGTTGCCAACCTGAACAGGCACCTTTAAGCCTGCTTCTGTTCGGGTACCTTCAAACCCGAAACAATCAGGATCGCGATTGCGTTCCAGCCAGGGGAGGTTCGGCGGCATACCCCTGTAAAGCTCTGCCCTGATTTCTCACAAACAGGCGAAGCCTTGTGTTTGCTTCATGCCTTGCCCGGTTCTCCTTACGGTACGAAATGGGTTCGGCCTCAAATGCCTCCTGATACACAACGCCATAACGCTGGATGGCTTTTTGTCGTGCCGTGAGTGTCAGGCTAAGTAACTGCTGCTTAATCCACTCAGCATCTGCTGAGCTATAAGCCGAGGGCATGTCTATCTGCACGCAATCAAGAAGTATTTCTCTACGATCAACGTACACGCCCATCACTTCTCCTCCCCCGTGTGCGCTAAGCTTGGGTGCAATTCACGCTTGTTTTTGCGCGAGCGGTTCTTGTACAGGTTCAGATCGCACTTCAAAGCGCCATCAGTGAGTTTCTCAAGCTCCAGAGCTGCACCTTTAGGAATGAGTTCTGGCCATTGAGAAACAGCTTGCTCGCTAATCCCCAGTGATTGAGCAATCGCCCTTTGCGAACCATAAAACTTAATTGCACTAATCTTTATCATTGAGACCTCAACATTAATTGATTAAGCTTAGCAACAGGAATTACAACACAATCTTACTATCAAGTATACTTGAGGGCAATATGGATACAAAACTAAAGTCATGTCAGTCTTCCCCACTCTCAATGGGGCACAGGATTCTGTCACGCAGAAAAGAACTTGGTTTAAGTCAATTAAAGCTGGCACAAGCAATGGGGGTATCAATGGCTGCTGTATCTTTGTGGGAGAAAGGAAAGACAAGCATAACTAGCGATAAGCTATTGAAATTATCAGAACTCTTACAGTGCGACGTACAGTGGCTTTTAAATGGAAACACAGAAAAACCTAAGTACACACTTACCCGGGAGAATGGAGAAACTCTTTTTGATTCAATGAGCAACAAACTGATACGAGGTATTATTGAATCTATAGATCCAACAATCATTGAGGATACAAGCTATTTATTTGAAATATTTGCGAATTTACCCACAAAAGAGAGGGTAAAGGTGTTGGATTTTGCAAAAAATCTTCTGGAAGAACACTCAAAAAACATCTTGCTAATCACGCAAAAACTCAATCAAAAAGACTAAATCATACTTGACTATCAATTATAATTGATGAATCATTGCCTCACAGCGCATTATTGGAGCTTTGAGAAATGATCGATTTTATTGACGCTATAGATGACATCAACAAGCTTTCTGCATCCCTTAACGCAGCCTGCTTGTTGTCTTCAGGTACCGAGAAAGAGCGAGATGTTTCATATTCATTACTTCTAATTTCAGCTGAACTGGCATCTTCTCTTGCACAAGAAGATTTTTCACAAAGAAGGCAAGAGCGCACTAAATCTTGCCGTCGCCTTGCTATGGTGACTATTAGTTCCCGCCTTCGCACTCAACGCGAAGCTTGCGGCTTAACAACCGCCGAACTCGCCAGGCTGCTCGATCTCGATGAAGAAATTATCATCCAGTGGGAGAGCGGAAAGTATGAACCAACTATCAGTATGCTTATCCCACTGGCAAATATTCTTGGCTGCGATCCGATGTGGCTGTTAACTGGTGAGGTTACTCCTCCGGAGCAACCAAAAAGTGAGGAGCAGCAACACCATGACGCATCTCAACAAGTTTGCTCCTTATCTCGCGAAGCTCTTCTACGGAAGAACCAATACCAATGGTGACATAATCGCCGCTTCGCCCCTCAAGGTACATGCGAACATTTTTATCAATCATTGAGGAAACAGTCTCAATATGAAAACACTTCTGAGACTCGCTATATAGCAGAACATATAAGTCAGCTGAGGAAGCCATGAAAAAGTTCGAAAACATAACTGTTCTCCATGTTAATGACTTTGATTATACAAACCCGGACCTTCTCCCGGAGGTTGTAAAGGCAATAGATGTTGCCGATATAGTGATTAGAGGAAAGAGAATTGTCAAAAACAGGCTCGCATGCACTTCAGGAGCAATGACAGAAACAACCTCACAACAAGATGATTATGAAGGCATTTGTCTGGAGCCTGATTCATTTGCGGTAAATGTTTATCATTTATTGCATGCAACACAGGTATTACATATGTCCAGTAATCACGAAACAAAAACACTTGGCAGCGAAATTCTGAATTTTGCATGTGAATATGCAAAATCTGCTGCCGAAAAAGAATTAGCGCAATAACAATAAATATTCCCTGAATGTTTATTACGGTTTTATCGCCGGGGATTGTTGCAACCTTTATTCGCAGGAGATTATGTTATGACTTTCCTGAAACATAAGGCATCGTATAAAACTGCCTGCCTCATTGCACAACATGGAGATTCTTATCTTCATATAGCCAACCTGTATTTGCGCAAAGCATATGGGAGATAAATAAATGAAAGAAAAACAACAAAACATAACACATAAAAAAGTAAGAGTGTTGCTAACTATTGAAAATGGTGAAGTAATTTACTCAAAACATCTGTTGGATAATGAATTCGTTGGTTGCATGGATACATTTCTGTGGATGGCAAAAAGAGCTGGCTACACGATTATTCCACCAGCAAAGGAGCAAACATTATGAATCATTCAGAGTTCCGACCAGAAGTAACGCCACATGGCATAAAAATTGGTAATAAAACCATTGATTATATTGAGGCCGTACAGCGGCTTAATGATGGCGAATTCGATAATCCATACTGGCACGGTTTAAGAATCATGCAATGTCTTGCCGAAGCTGATGATGCCGGATTGCTGGGAAGATTTTCAGTCGATCTGAAGGTTGCTCAGTGGCGCTGGCTGTATGTGATGAAGTTTATCAGTGAAGAGGAAGACAAGAACGGCACTATTGATATCCCTAACGATAACGGGACGACAGATCGCGCAGTTATTTACAAGGGGAAACATGGTTGCATAAGTATATACCCAGGACCACTTCGCATTGCCCTGCAAAACCATGTCGAATGGGGATTTATTGAAAAATATGGCGAAACTGAAGGCATCGGGCGAGTTCTGTTTCTCTATCAAAAAATGCTCATCGCAGATCCTGATAATGGTTTCATTCTCTCTGCTATGGGGCGCGAAGGGCTTGAACTCCTTCTGGATGAAATGATTAACGACCTGAATACTCATGGTATGTCAGAAGCGCCAGTGACACATTAAATATTAAGAAGAATATAATTCTTCCATCTTTTACTAACCGTTTATATGAAAAGCAACCGTGAATTAAACAGAGTAAAACTGATTTTAATCCTTGCCACAGTACTGACACTAACTGAAATCATTATTCTCTTTATTGCGCTGTCAGTCGGTTAAAAATATCGGGATACCACAGACCAATGAGACTGTATTTCACAATAGTAATTTTACTGGCAATTATCGCATGCATTTACGGATTACTCGTTCCGTTCCTTATATCCATGAAGGATACGATAGCAGTTATTTCTGGCTTTGCACTGGCGTTTCTGACCCCGCCCTGCATTTATGCCATTTACAAGGGTCTTTCTTTCACTAAGGATAAAAGATGAAAAAAATTATTTTTGCTTTAGCCATTGTTCTGCCGACTATTGGCCTTGTCGGTTGCGATCGCGTTGAACCAGGTAATGTTGGCATCAAGGTAAATAAACTGGGCGACGACAAAGGCGTCGGTGAGGTGGTCGGTGTTGGTCGCTACTGGACTGGCTGGAATACTGAAGTTTATATCTTCCCCACCTTCAAACAAATGAAGACCTACGATGAACCGTTCAGTTTCCAGATGAGTGACGGTACAACCATCGGCTATCACATTGGCGTGGCCTACAAAGTTGATCCATCCAAAGTTACCACGGTGTTTCAGACTTACCGCAAAGGCGTGGATGACATTACCGACACCGACCTGCGCCAGAAGATCGCCGACGCACTCAACCGACTGGCCAGCAAAATGACCACCGACAAATTTATCGACGGCGGCAAGTCTGAACTGCTGGATGCTGCTCTTAAAGACATTCAGGCAGAAATGACACCCATCGGTATTCAGGTAGTGAGCCTCTCATATGTAGGTAAACCGGAGTACCCACCAACCGTTATCGACAGCATTAATGCCAAAGTCACGGCAAACCAGAAAACCCTGCAACGCGAGCAGGAAGTAAAACAGCGCGAAGCGGAAGCCAACATGCTGCGCGCGGAAGCTGCCGGACAGGCTGATGCGATTCGCACAAAAGCCCAGGCCGAAGCCGATGCTATTCGTTTACGCGGTGAAGCTCTGCGCCAGAACCCTGGAGTTATGGAACTGGAAGCCATCAATAAATGGAACGGCACACTGCCGCAATACATGACCAGCGGCGCCAATACGCCATTTATCCAGGTTAAATAACTTATATGCCCGGCAGGCCGCCGGGCTAAGGGAAAAGCAGATGAACACCCATAATACCCAACCGCAAATAATGAACTATGACCCGAATCTGACGTCATGCGGACGCATGGCAAAACAAACCGTTCGATTAACTTTCGGACTATGGGAATACCGCGAAACATTCGAAGTTACTGTCGGCGGCAATCTGACCGGACTGGATGTTATCAGTTGCGCTATTGAAAGCCTGTACGCAACGCTGCCTTATGAAGAAGTCGAGGATGAGCGCACAGGGGAAACAGATATCATGGCCACCATTAATATTGGCGAACTGATATGTCAGGATGAAGACCTGTCCAGAGAACTCTGGCTTGCCGGGATGCTTATCTCAGCAGAAATTATCAGTATTGAACCCGCTACAAACATACGGCTCTGAAGTTCTCACTATTCAGAGAGCAGGAGAAAAAATGTTTGCTTTGATTAATCAGGGACAACTGTATACCGACAGTGCCGGTTACCCAGTAAAAATTATTCGCTGCATAAATAACACCGTGTTGTACAGAAGAATGGATGGGCGAACACAATCGGTAAAAATGAACGATTTTAATGAATCGTTTGAACGGATCGATCACCAGGAATACCGACAAATTCTGGCAGAAACAGAGCAGGAAGCTCATCTGAAAAAATTACGAGCCATGAAAAGGAAGTAGCGAATGAATAAAGCGTTTGAGCTATGGGTACGCCAGCGTTACGGCAATCGTTATGACCTGACGCGAGATGTTGACGGTTTCTACTGCCGTGAAGTTGTGAAACGAATGTTTGAGGTGTGGTGCCACTGCCGTGGGCTGAAAGTTTTATGAGGTTGACATGCAGACAATCATCTATCAAATAACACCAAGTAAATGGTGTACAGAAAGCACCCTCATTGCTTCGACAGGGCTAAAACCAGGCACCATTGAGCGAGCCAGGAAAAAATCATGGCTACAGGGGAAAGAATATCGACATTACGCTGTCGATGGAATTCCGAAGAGCAACAGTGAATGCGTATACAACATAGAGGAAATTATGCGCTGGATCGAAAATCAGAAACAACCAGGTGTTAAAAATGCAAGTTCCGGTTAACCTGTTAATGCTCCTGGACGTCTGGGAGGTTTAATGAGTAATACATCATACCCAACAGGCGTTGAAAATCATGGCGGATCACTCCGCATATGGTTTCACTATAACGGCAAACGTGTCAGAGAAAACCTCGGTGTTCCTGACACCGCCAAAAACCGGAAAATCGCAGGTGACCTCCGCACTTCCGTTTGTTTTGCAATAAGAATGGGGAGTTTCGACTATGCAGCACAGTTCCCTGAGTCCCCTAACCTGAAACACTTTGGTCTGGGGAAAAGAGAGATAACCATTAAAGCACTTTCGGAAAGATGGCTTGAACTGAAGAAAATAGAGATTTGTGCAAATGCACTTAACCGTTACCAGTCAGTAATTAAAAACATGTTGCCAATGTTAGGTGAAAAAAGACTGGTTTCATCTGTAACAAAAGAGGATTTGCTTTTCGTAAGGAGAGATCTGTTGACCGGTTATCAAAAGCTTTCTAACGGAAAAATTTCTTCCATAAAAGGACGCTCAGTGGTCACAGTAAACTACTATATGACAACCATAGCTGGAATGTTTCAATTTGCAACAGATAATGGTTATACATCAGGAAATCCATTTAACGGTCTGACACCATTAAAAAAGTCCAGGATAGAACCAGATCCCCTCACCCGTGACGAATTTATTCGTTTTATTGAGGCTTGCCGTCATCAACAAACAAAAAACCTGTGGATTATCGCTGTATACACAGGTATTCGTCACGGGGAGCTGGTATCACTGGCCTGGGAAGATATAGACCTTAAAGCGAGGACTATAACCATCCGCCGGAATTATACAAAACTAGGCGAATTCACTCCACCAAAAACTGATGCTGGTACCGGAAGAACGATTCATCTAGTTCAACCAGCTATTGATGCTCTTAAAAGCCAAGCGGAAATGACCATGCTTGGAAAACAGCATTCTGTAGAGGTAAAGCAGAGGGAATATGGGAGAAGTACTGTGCATAAATGCACTTTTGTTTTTAGTCCTCAGGTAATAAAACAGCGGCAGTTTTCCGGACCGCACTATAAGGTTGACTCCATCAGGGAGTCATGGACAAGTATCTTAAAACGCGCAGGTCTGAGACACAGAAAATCGTATCAATCCAGGCATACCTATGCATGCTGGTCACTTGCCGCAGGAGCTAATCCTAGTTTTATCGCAAGCCAGATGGGCCACACAAACGCACAAATGGTATTCAATGTTTACGGAGCATGGATGAAAGACAACAATCACGAACAGATAGAACTTCTTAACAGAAGACTATCTGAAAGTGTCCCATGCATGCCCCATAAGAAAGCGGGGTAAAATAAAAACTTGCAAAATCAATTGGTTTACCTTTAATCCCTGTCACGTTACGCGCGTGGCAGAGGCGTTACGGA